TTTAATTAACAGTTAAACGGTTAAAAGTTATTAACAATATCATTGAGCATAACTATTTAAGCTATAAACGATTTTAAAGCGTTTTAAGCGATTTTATTCTCTTTCTAGTATGTTGGTATTAAATTATAAAGCTAATAGCAGTACTATTACGATAAGTGTAAAGTATAGTATAAATAGGTACTTATCTGCTTTAGCTTCCATTTCCTAATGGCATTAATAGATTAATAGGTAACTTTCCGTTATTTAATACTACAGCTGCACCTATTGCTGGTTTCTTTCCCCTTTTAGCATAAGCCATCGCATAGCTGTCGTGTTCTATCCCGCACCCTACCTGCATTCCAAAGATACGGAATTTTTGTCCTACATAGTGTTCGCAGTATGATTGTGTATGTAGGTGGCCTTGTACGGTGTTCATCATATCTGCCCTGCATTTTGTACGGGCTGTGCCGCCCTCTCCGTGTACATATTGTACCCCGTCTATAACTAACCTGTCTGTAAAGTGCCAGTTAGGTACTTCTAATACTTCTTTATAGCTTTTTATCCATTTGCTAGGTATAGCACTTGTCTGGGCTTTTCTCATTACTAATCTGTCGTGGTTTCCCAAAATTACAGTCGCTCGGGGGAACACTGCATACCACCTGCTTATCCTACTTATAGCAAGTTCTAGTTCTGCACCGCCCCCTAAACCGTCTGCGTCTGTTTCGTGGTAACTGGTATAATGGTTATCTATTATATCCCCTATAAAAACGACATCAGTACAGCTGTATTCTAAATATTTTTCTTTACAGAATAAAAGGTATTTATCCAAGCAGAATGGCTCGTGTAAATCTCCTATTACTAATACATTTCTTTTACTAGCTGCCCTGTGGTTTTCCAGTAGTTTTATTTCGTCTGGCTTTAATCTATATCTATTATTACTTCTTTGAAGCATCTGCAATACCTTGTCCTAAAACTAGAGCAATAGTAGAATATAAAATACTTTGGCTTACCTCGGGGTCTATACCCCAAGTATCGCTAAGTAACTGTACGATAATACCAGCTACAGTATAAAGGAATTTCTTACTAGATAAAGCTTTCTTTATCGTCTGTGTTAATATCCATTTTTTAAACATAATTAATTTATTTTGGTTAATATATTTTTATTTTAGCTACCCCTTTAGCTTCTTTGTGGTCGCTGGTTGTATTAATATTTAATTTTAAAGTAGTAGTACCTTTTAAGTTAGTAGGTATATGGTGCCAAGTTGTACTAACATTATTAGGTATAGTTCTTGTCTGGCAATAATTATCACAATTTACTACAGCATCTATACTCCAAGTAGCTTTTTCGTCTTGGTTTTCTATTTCTAAATATATAGCTACTTTTTTACCGCTGTATTCTGCAGTACCTAAGTCAATAGTATGTTTACCCTTTACTAATTTGTAACTAATAAACTGCTGGCTACTAAAATACTTTAACGCTTTAGGTTTACGCTTTATTTCAGCTGCACCTGTATCTGGTGCTAAAGCCCCTGTTCTAGTTTTGCTTTTTTTCTTTGCCATTACTTTTTTCTTTTAGTTGGTTTCTTTTTTTTCTTTTTTGTGCTTTTACTTTTATATCCCATTTTATTAATATTTATAAGTCCATATTACATTATCATCTTTCTTTTTATCTAAATCTAGGTGTATAAAATTCGTTCCTAAACCTATTCTATTTATACCAGCTTGTATAGCCCCGTTAATTATTAAAAAGCGTTCTCTGCTGCCTTTATATGCAATATCTGCAGCTAGCCCAAGCTTATGGCTGCTTCCAAATCTACCCCCCACTTTTAAGTTATGTTCTTGTGTCCTATAGCCGCTATTTACTTTAAAAGTGCAGCCAGCTATTTCTCTTGCCTTGTCTAATTTTTGTAAAAATTCTTTATCCATTTTACTGCCACTACCTGCTAAATCTGGGCTGTCAAATTCACTCAATTTAAAGTGTTTTAGCTGTATATCGTAAGTTATCGTATTCACTATTTTAAGTCGTTTTAAGAGAGTTTTGATGATGGCTAGTATATTGGTATTGAAATTCATAGTTCGTTAATTTACTAGGAGTGGCTGTCATCTTAATTTAATTTTATTTGCCTTGCCCTTTGTAGGGTTTTTTGTATCCATTTTGCCCCCTACTTGCGTTCTTACTGTGTACACCTTTCCGCTTTTTTTTGGTGCCAGTTCTGTATAAAAAAGCTTTAGCTTTTGCCATTTTTATTTTTATAATGGTGGCTTAATTTTGTAATAGTATATACAATAGATACTAATAAAAGTATAATTTTTAAAGCCAGTTCAATGTTAGTAAAAGTCGTTACACTAAGTGTAATACTATTTAATCCTATTACTTCTGGTAGCCCGCTTAGGTTGTTTTTTATCGGCATTTTTTATATATTTTTTTAAAGCCACTTCGTTTTTAAGCTTCGGCTTGTAATTGGTTTTAGTTGACATTAAATTTATATGGGTTTGATTGTTTTGGTAAAGTAGTTTCTAAATTCATTCCGTTGTAAAAAGCATTAGTATCTGGGCAAACTTCATCACAGCCGCTATTCTGGTTATATTCTGGCACTAGTGTATTATTAGTACATAGCCATTTAATTAACCTTTCGGTATAAAATTCTGCTGTATTCCTTACTTCCTCTCTTAAATCTTGGGCTTCCTCTCTAGTTAAAGCTGTGCCCGTTTCACTGGTTTTGCTATAGATATTTCCGTTTTGTACTTTATACCTTAAAAAGGGTATACATTCGTAAAAACCCCACTGTACTAAAGCGTCTGCTATATAATCGTCTAATAGTTCCTTATAATCTGCATTAGCAGGTAAACTAATATCCCCAGTACTTATTAAAGTTTTAAGCTTCTCAAATAATTTCGTACCAAGTTTAGTTTCCATATATTTTTTCTGTGCCACTTTTATATGGGGAAGTAAATATTCTGCGTCTACATTTCCATTGATAGCAGTAGCTTCTTTTAACCTATTTTCACTTATGAATAAGACATATCCAGCCATATTAATTTTCTTTTATTATCCGTATTTTTCTATTAAATCTTTACTAACAAAACCCCTATTCGGTAATTCTGCTGGTGCTACTGGTACTTGCTGTGGGTTAGCTACTGGCTTAAAGCCCTCGCTTCTTGCTTTAGTAGTAGTTATAACTGTAGCATCATCTAGCCCCATTCTTTGCCCTACTTTTGTTTTATATATTTTTCTATACCAGCGGTGATGACAATTACCTCCCCCTTTCCACTTAAAGATATTATAATTAGTACTGTTACCTCTTGGTCCCCAGCCCTTATTAGCACCTATTTCGCTTAAACTTGTAGCAATACCCCCGTCTGATTTTGGGGCTAGTTCCTCCATTCTATATACTTTACCCCTATCTGCTGCTGCCATCATAGCCCTGCAAAATAATCGGCTACTGCTTCCGCTTTTATATGGTATACTTTTATCCCTATTGTAGTAATATCTTACCCTATATAATACATCTTGGTATTCGCTTTGCTTGCTTTGCCCGTCTTGCTTACTTTTACTATCTACCCTACCATTAGGTGCGGTAGTTCTTACCAGTTCTGTTTTACTTAGCATAGTATTAGCTACAGTGTTTAGTGTATGCTCAAAATTAGCGTCATCTAAACCAGCTTCGCTATCGTCTACTTCTACCCAGTCAGTAGCATTGTCTAATATTTCTCCGTGATTTTCTATCCATTTTTCTAATATAGTTTGCTGGCTAAGCTTTTGGCTATTATAATCAAATTCGTCATCTACTACTTCCTCTACTTCTAAAGGTGGTAACCCTAGTTCCTCTCTTATTTCCTCTTGCGTCATTACAGCCCGCATATCATCTATAGTAAACCTAGTAGTCATTGGTTTAGATTGTACAAAAGCTAAATCTACATTAATACCGTTTACCATTAGTATTTTATTTAGGCAGTTAAGTATAGTAGTTTGATAAGGTTTTATAACAGTATTTAGGTAAACTTCAAAAGCACTGTTTAGTTCGTCTGCATTACTACCTAAACCTGTATCGTTTTTAATACCCATAAGCATCGGACTAGTAACTCGGTGGGCTACAAGTATATTCTGTGTCATTAATTCTTGTAGTGCTAAATATTGCTTATCTGCATTACTTACAGCTATAGGTGTTATTTCTGGTGTACGGTTTTTATCCTCGCTAAAAGTGAGAACAAATCTACCGCTAGCATTAGTGCCCGTAAATTTATTCTTTAAGCTTTTTTCTATAGCAAACCTTTCCTCTTGTGTAGGCACCCCATTAGAAAAAGAGATGAAGTAACTACCAGCGAAGCCATTTTGTATATTATTGAGGTGAAATTCCGCTATATGCTGGTCAATTAAAGCCCAGTTACAGCCACCTACATAATCTGGCACAAAATAGACATCCATCTCTGGGCTATAGCGGCCAGTGTATAATATTTGGCTAGGGCTTGTTCTGTCGTTAATATTAAAAGCTGGTATAGCTTGCGGCTCATTCCGTCTAGTATCCGCCCAGTCGGCACAAATATAATATTCCGTAACTACCCCCCTAGCGTCTGGTTTAGCGGCTCTAAGCCGCTCTACTGGGATATGGTAGATTTCAGCAATTCTAGTTCTATCTTGGCTCCATACAATATTAAGAGCAAAACCCCCCTGTAATTTAAAGTCAAAAGCTACTTTTTTTAGCAGCTCGTGCATAGTTTCCTTACTATTTGGGTTAGTTAAAAACTGGTTAGCATAGTATACCTGCTTGTCGTCCTCGTTTTCGTGTTCAACAATTATATCCTCGCCAGCTATCATAGCACTAGTAGCATTAATAATAGCAGCGTGGGTACTAGAATTGTAAAATAAATCAATTAAGAATTGCGGATATAAATTAATATTATCCTCTGTTCCGTATTGTATCCAATCTTTGGCTATAGTTTCCCTTACTTGCGGGGCAGTTTGTGTTTCTAAATTTACATTTAATATCTTATCCATTTGCTTTTATTCTGTATATACATAGTTAGTATTTACTTGCTTATGCTCTGTATAGGTAATATTATCTCCACCTGTTACTAGCAATTTTCCTTCCTCTACAGCTAAACCTAAAACTCCTTTTTCTACTGCTGGCTGGGGTCCGCTAGGCTCCTCGTACTGGCCTGTATTATCATAAGGTGCATACCCTTTACTTACTACATTAAAGCCGCTTACTTCTATTCCGTCTGGGAAGTGTACCTCGTATATTATATAATACCAGCTGCCTGCTGGCTCAAAACATACTTTACCAGCGTAAACATCTTGCTGTGCTTCTGTAGCTACACTTTCTAGCTTTATTTTACTCCATTGGTAAGTAGGCCTAGTATTACCATAATCGGTAATAGTTTGGGAATAGCCATAAACTACCCTACCCGTCATATCACTTTTTAAATATATCAAATAAATATCTTTATTCCTATTTATTTCTTTAGTGCTAACTTGGTTAGTTCTTTGTACTGGCCTTGTATTAAGTTCTTTAGTGCCTGTATTTTGTGTTATAATTATCATAGTCCTTAATAAGTAATAGAAATTATTACTATTTATTTTATTATAAAAAAAAAGGGCAGCACTTAGCTACCCCTTTAAGAACATATATAAAATTTTTACTACTAATCTATAACAGTTACTCCAGCACCACCATTAAAACCTGCATTATCAAATGGGTCTGTAGTATAGTCCTCTAGTACCCAAGCTGGGTAAGATTGGTTAGAATCAAAAGTCCATTCATAACCGTTAAAATCTCCCATAGCAGTACCAGCGGTATTCGTACCACCGTTAATATTAGCACCAGTATCAGTACCTATACACATTATAACATTATGCCCTGCTGCATTTTGCTCGTTTAATTCAACGAATACTATTAGGGTATTTTGTGCTATAAGTTTAAGTTCGTTCTGGTCTTCTTTTGTTAGTTTAGCTAGTTTTAAAGTTACACTAGGTGTATAGAATACAGTACCATTATCAGCAGAAGCGTTAATCGTTTCTGTATAACTACCTGCACCTCTACGCATAGCATATTTATAAACATTAGCTACACCGTTAAAAGTTGTCATTTCACTATTAGTATCAGCTGTAGTAGCTGTAGCAAAATCGGCAAAGTATACATTTTTTACTCCGCCTTGAGTTGTAAGGCAGCCCCCAAGCCCCCTACCTCTGGTTAAATCACAAGGTGTACTCATATTATTATTTTTTATTAGGTTAAGTATTGCAGGGGTTTTAAAGCCCCTGCTTTACTATAATTATTATTTACTACTTATTACTTTTGCCAAGTAATGTCCTTAGCGTAACCAGTTTGTACACCAGCAGCATACTTAGCTACTAATCTAATATTATCGCTACCGTCTATATTAGCCATATCTAGTACTCTGATTTCCGTTTCATCTGATAATAAATCAGTTCCAAAGAACATATTAGAAGCCGAAGCTACTACCGCATTATCATCTGGCATACCTGGACATACTGCTATCTTAACCCCCTCAAAGAATGGTGTATAATCGTTATTCATAGAATAAGCGTTTACATAACCTGCTGCTGAAATTGCAGATATATACATTCTGTAAGCTTTAACACCCATATACATATAAACATCTTCTGTAATTTTAGAGTATACAGCACTTGGTACCGCTGCTAATAAAGCTTGTAAGTCATCTATAATAGTAGCTACTGCATAAGCACCACCAGTCGGTGCTGGTGCAGCTGTAACAGCGTCAGTAATAAAAGCACCAGTACCAGCAGTAGTAAACCCTTCAAACTGCCCGTTAGTAGCACCTGCCCCAGTCCATATATTATTTTCTGTAGCTTCTCCTATAATACCTGCTATATGAGAAATTAAGAAAGATGAAAAGTCAGCACCCATATTTGTATTCCACTGCCCTGCTTTCATTTGTAGAGCTTGCCATTCCTTAATCAAATCTTTCTTACAGATTTCATAATTAACTTGTAACCTTTTAGGCTCTAAAACCTTGTCCGTCATTGTTAATTTTCCTTCCGCGTCCCAATCACAAGTTCTGTCTTTTACCATATGGTATTCCCCACCGTGTCTACCACCAGTTACCTGTGTTATGTTTCTTTTATACTTAATATTCTCCATTGGAGTTAAGTATTCTAATGATTTTGCTGATTTTAAAGCAGCTGCAATATAACGACCAGCGTGGTCGCCTGTAAAATTGCTATTCACATCTAATTCACTTGCCATAATTTTTTTATTTTAATTTATTAATACTATTGGTTATTTACATTATAAGCAAACTTCTCCGCTGTAGTTAGTTTGTTATATTCCTTTCTACTTAATTTAGCAGCTGGCTTATTAGTGCTAAATTTATTTAAGTTTAGTTTACTTGCTGCTGCACTTTTGTTAAGTTCTACTAACTGTGCTTTTAATTCATCATTTTCTGCTTTTAAAGCTTCAAATTCTGTTACTTCTGTTTTCTTAATAGTTTTAGGTGTAGCAGTTTTCTTTTCTTTTTTAGCTTCTACTACTTCCTCCTCACCACCTACTTTAGCTTTTAAATCTGCAATAGCGTCCTCTAGGTTTTTAATTCTTTTCTCCATACCTTCCCAGTCGCCTACCTTAGCTTCGTCATCATCTGTACCTGTATCCTCGCCTGCTTCTACTACCTCAGCTGCTTCATCGTCTGTTTCCTCGCTTGGTGCTTCTTGTTCCTCAGTTAATAATTCTGCTACTATACCGTCCTCCTCAACAGTAAAACCTACTCCGTCCTCTGTTTCGTAAGCACCTACTGGTAAAGGCATTGTAGTACCGTCCTCAGTCATAATTGCTATATCTACACCTACTTCTAATTCTGGGGCACTGCTTACTACAATAGTACCGTCAGTTAATTTTGCTTGCCACTCTAATAATGTTTTTTCAATTCCTAGTGCGGTTAATATTTGCTGCTTTAAGTTTGCCATAATAGTTTCTTTTTTTTTATATATCCGTTAATTAGTAAAGTACTTATTTATTTTTTATTTGATTTTTATAAAATATTTACACTGTTAGCCGCTGTAGTATATTTTTTAGTATCTACTTTTACACCAAGTGCCTTAGCTGCATTTTGAAACGACTTAATAGCGTTTTTAAACCTTTCCTCAAAAGCTATTGCATTACCCGCAGCCGCTTCTATTTGCCTTTCTCTAACCCCCTCTACTTCTAAAGAATTATTATATAAATTTTCTAGCTGGTAATATTTATTCTGTGCTGTATTAGCTTCTTTTTCTGCTGCTTTTAACCTTTTTACATTGTCTGACTTAACTTTTTCTACATTTTTATTAGCGTCATTAAACCTTTTTTCTGTAGGTTTTATTTGTTTTTGGTAACCTATTCTAGTATTAACCGCATCATCATAAAGTGCTGATAATTTACCATTTTCTTTAGATAATTTTTTAGCATCTGCTAACATTTTGTCTAAAGTTTTTAAGTCACTAAGTGCTATATACCCGCTGTGCTTTTTTTGGTTTTCTTTTATAGTGTTTACCGTTGCTGTAAATTTTTCTAAATTCATTTTAATTTTCTTTTATAATGTTTAATAATTCTTTAAGTAATTCCTCGTTAGTTGGCTCTGCTGGGGCACTTAGTTTTTCTAGCTTATCTACAAAATATCCCTCGATGCTTAAACCCTTTAATTCTCCGCCTTTAATTCTTTCCCATATTTCCTCGTTCTCTATTTTCATTTTAACAAACCAAGTTCCTATAGGTAAATCGTATCCATATAAACTGCTTTTATCTTGTTCTCCCTCTTTTATCCAGCTTTCTACAGTTAATACACCTGCTATTCTTTCCTCGTGCTGTGCTGTAGCTTTATGGTGGTTATTATACCTTAAATACATCTGGCTAGCTTGCTCGACTGTTTTTTTAGAAAAATAAACATAATATTCTGTATTAGTAGCAGCATCAAACCTAAAGATATTTTTATTAGGTATAAGTGCTGGGGATACTAACATTCTTTTACTTTCGTCTGCTTTAGCTAAAGTTAAGTTATTTTTACTTTTATTAAAGAAAACAAAATTTTCCTCTATAGCTGGTTGGCTTACTAAGCTTATAGCATCAATACTTAAAGCTTGGTTATCATCACTTATTACAAGTTCTGTAATTCTAGTTACTTTGTCTACTAGTTTTTTAGCATAGTTACTGCTTTTAGGGTTAGCTTCCTCGCACTGTTCTTTAGTTGCATATTTACAGCTACCAGTTTCTCCCCATTTATATTTCTCGTCTTTACATTTTTTACAAGGCATAATTAGTAATATATTTAATTAATATTTATCTTATTTTTATACGCTGGCTCTCCGTCTTATACCAGCTAATTGTTCTTGGCTATCTGTCATATCATCTGTTACTACATATGCTCTAGCTGCTTCTGGCTCCTCACCACCGCCTAGTTCAAAAGCACCCCCTACCATTTGCGGTGCTACAGTACCCTCGTCTGCTGCCGCCCCTGCTGCTTCTGCTAAATCTGGTGCATCACCACTAAGGCCACCACCACCTCCACCGCTATCAGTACCACCGTCTGGGGTAGGTGTAGGTGTAGCATATATTTGTTTCACATTTGCAAAACCACTAACTAACGCTGCTGCTGCTGCAATACCCCCTAAAACGGGTCCCACGAATGGTATCGGTGCTAAACTGGCAAAAGCACTAGTCGCACCTTGTAGGGCACTTACTGTAGCCGCTGCTGCCGCTGCCGCTTTACCTGCTTTACTTTCTTTTCCTACTATGGTAGCTATATTGTTAAAGGTATCGGCTGCTAAGTCCATTTTACCTTTCATTTCCAGCTTATCCATTTTCTTTTTAGCGTCCCTAGCTTTTTTATCTAAATCGGCTTGCTTTTTATCATATTTTTTATTTATTTCTGCTATTATAGCTTCTTTGTTTTCAAAGTTTTGTACTTCGGCTATAGCAGCTGCTCGCTGTATTTCTAGTTCTTTAGCAGCTTTTTCCTCTAAGTTAGTAATACTATCTAACATATTTTGCTGCTGTAATTCAAATAAAAAGTTTTCTTCCTCTACTTTTTTAGCAAAAGCTTCCTCATCTAGTGCCTTTTGTTCCTCTTGTAAAGCTACTAAGTTTACTAACTGCTCACTCCTAAAGCCAGTTATTTGTGCTTCTATTGCTGCCCTTTCGTTTATAGCTTCTGTTAGTGCTACCTGTAAATCTATATTTTCTTTATTAGCTGCTAGTTCTTGCTGGGCTGCTGCTATTTTAATATCTTGCTGTGCTAACATAGCTTCCGACTGCTCGTCTAATATCCTACCCAGTTCCTCGTTAGCTGCAATTCTTTCGGCCATACTTAAACTAGTATCATCTCTTATTTGTCGTTGTAGCTCGGCCTGCCTGTCGTATTTTTCAATTAAGCCCTGTATCTCCGCTGCTGCAAGTTTAGCACTGTTTTGGGCTTCTGTAGTGGCCTTAGCCATTTCTATATTAGCTTTTACATTAATTTGGCTTATTCCCTCTACAGCCATTGTACCTATAGCAGTTATTTCGCCTACAGCGTCCCCAAAGTTTGTAACAATATCAGTACCTGCTTGTACTGCTTCGTCAGCTACTTCTTTTAAACTGGTTTTAGTTTCTTGTATACCAGCTTTTAATTCTTTTATTTTACCCTTATCCCCACTACCAAAAGGCGACTGTTCCCAAGCTAACTGCACTTGCTGTACACCTAATTTAAGGCCAAAAAAAGCAGCTTTAAGTGGTGTTAAAGCTAAAGTTACTAGGCCGCTCATTACTTTACCTAAGCCATTAAACCTATCACTACTAGCTGTAACCCATTCTACTGTATCTATTAATACATCTACGATTTGATTAAAAGTAGTACTAACTGCTGTTACTATGGTATTTATAGTATCCATAGCTTTTTGGTTTCTTTCTACAGCTGCTTTAAGTGCTGCAAAAATTGCCACTAGGGCACCTATACCTAAAGCTTTAAAAGCTGTTCCTACTGCCTTTACACCAGTGCCTAATAAAGAAAAACCTTTTTTACCGTCTGCTGCTGCTTTACCAGCGTCCTTAGCAGCTGCTTCTAAATTTTTTAATTCGTCTACTGCTTCTTTCCTATCTTGGTTTAATTCTTTTTGGGCTATTTTTTCTAGCTTTAATTCTGTAGTAGTATCAGCTATAGCTTGCTCTAGTTCATAATAACCAGCTGCACCAGTTTTAGGGGTTTCCCTTAACTGTGCTTCCATTTTTACTAAATCTTTTTCTAGTCCTAAAACTACATCTCCTTGTATACTTATTTGTTCGTTAAGTTCGTCTACATCTGCTGTAGCTTGCTGTACAGTTTTAGCATAAGTAGCTGTATCTTGGGTAGCTTTACCTATATTACTTTTTACTTCAAAATCTATTACTTCTGCCATATCTTAAAAGGTGTTAATCGTTCTCGTTTCTAATAAATCTATTTTTAAATTATATGTAAGTTCTAGTTCTGGTAAGCCATATACATTAACCTGTATATCTCCAAAACCTGTTTCCTCATCTCCTAACTGTAGTAGTGCTGGGTAAGTCCAGCCCTCTGGTGCGGGTCCACAGTCTATACTACTACTTACATTACAATAAGCAGCCATATTATTGTTATCCATAGTAGCTACTATTCTTTGGTTAAATTGCCAGTTATCGCCCCCTGCTTCTTTTATTACTGTGCCTAGTATATCAAATATAATAACGCTATGGCTTTGTACAGGTATAGGTGCACCACTTACACCGCCTACACCTGCTATAAAAGTACCACTACCACCAGTTCTAGCTATACAGTGTATAGTACTACTTTGTGCATAACCATTTAAAGTAACTGCTTCGCCATAATTACCACCACCTAAAGCTATTTCGCCTTGCCTTTGTATTTTAGCATAGCTACCGCTTACACTTACATTATGTAAATTATCGTTTATTTCATTTCCTTTACCAGTTACATTACTGTTCTGTACCTGCCTACCTATTATATTATCTGACCCATTTACATCATTATAAAAGCTTCCCTCTTTTATTTCGTTTCTAACCCCCTCATTTTTATTTCCTACTGTTAGGGTAGTTTTCATTACAGTAATTTGCTGGTCGCTTCTAAAAGCTTCACAGGTTTTAGTTTGTGCATTCCATTTATACCCATAAGCTATACAAGTTGGCTCATTTGCATTACAGTCGTTTGTACCATTAGTAAATACTACTTTACCTGTTTGTAATATTCTGTCGGGTTTTATATTATGGCCTTTAAGGTATTTCATTATGGTATTAGTATTAATTGTACTTTAGCTAGTACACCACTATTATATTCTATTTTATTAACCCTGTACTCTCTATTCTTAACCATAATAGTATCGTAAAAATTCCATTCCGCTATATCCTTTGGTGTTAATCTCATTTTAAGTGTAACCATTCTACAGTCGGGGTTATACAGTGCTTCATAATATGGCAGCCAGTAAGTATTAAATAAGTTATCTGTAGGGCTAGTTCCTACTGGTTGTACAAGTGGGCATTCCCCAAAGTTTAAATCTTGGGTAGTAGGGCTAGTAGCGTTCTGTTCTGTTAGGTGCGACATTCTACCATATTCGGTATAACTTTCTGCTAAAAAACCTAAGCCCCACCATACCACATATTCTAACTGTACACCTGTATTATTATTAGGTGTATATTTTAAACCCTCGTCAAATAATATTCTTGGCTTATTATCAAAACTGGCAAAAGTGCCCTCGTCATCTGCTTTGTATATATGGCTACAAATAAAGTCGGGGAATAACATTGTTAAGGGTGCAGTCATTGTAGGTGCAAAAGGTTTAGCACTTACTGTCTTACTGCCTGTTAATAAACTAAAAAACTGGCTACCTGCTTCCCAAGTTTTAGCCCCGTATAAATAACCACCTAAAGCGTTTTTATACTGTGTAACCCTATAATCGCTTTCGTCCTCCTCGTATGTAAATACGGTTTCTTTAGGTATTTTATTAAGTGGCTGTATTTTAATATTACTAGCGTCTACTTTGCTAGTCCAGTCAATTTGTTTACTATCTGGGTTATTTAAAAATATATCCGCATAAGGCTCTATTATTAAGTGCTGAGGTGTA